TTGTAGAGACAGCAGGAACTATGTTAGTTAGGTCCTTTTCTTGTACGAGAACACCAGGTGATACTTGAAATGCCATTAGGTTTTCTCCTCTTATTTGTTAATTGTATTTAAATTTAAATACATAATGTTATTTTACCTTTGTTCAAAGTCCGTATTATTCATACGCCCATTGCAAATTCTCAATCAATACTATTTATTATATGCCATTTCTACACTAGTTTCCTTTGCGTACAACTGGATGCCAGACGGTTCCATACTCATCACTAAAGGGTTTTTCCTCTTCAGGTGTGCCATCATCTACAAATCCGAATGGTGCCATATCTTGCTCAATTAATTTCTCTTGTTCTCTATACATTTCTGCTCTAATGTTCCTATCAGTCATTTCTTTAAAGTATCTCTGGTTGACTACCCAACCAAAAATGACTAGACAAGTCATAAAGTCATCATTACAGCCTTCTTCTGCCTGCCAACTTTGATTTTTTTGTACATAAGTTGACATTTCTTCGATAATATGAAAGTCGTTGATAATCATTTTATCACTTTCAATAATCGCTTTAATATTTGCAGTACCCATTTTCTTAATCTGTTTTGTCATACGAACACCTAATTGTGAGCCTCGTTGACTAAACATTGCACCTAGTATCTGACCTGCTCTACCTTTTTGTGTTGTCATTAAAATATTGTCATATTCAATTTCAAAATGTAAACCATCTGATATTTGAGCGCCTATGTCGTTAACTTCAACAAGTATATGTGCCTTATTATATTGTGTACATACTTTCGCAATCATTTCAGGAAACAATATAGGTTTAATTTCGTTATCTCTAAATGTTGCAACAACTTTATATGGTAGTTCAGTTACATCATAGATAATAAATGCCGAGTAATCTTTTAATGTACCTCTAGCAACATCAACCGTACACAAATAAGTATGACCTTTTTTAGGTTCTTCAAATACTGATAATCTACCATTAGTCTTCAAAGGATTGATATACGGTGTCGCTTTAATCTTTGCAGGACTAATTAATGTATTTACTGAACCTAAAAACTCACACTCAAACTCACTAGCAAATTGAGTAGCACTAGTGTTTCTTATAGTTTCTTCTTTCCACTTCTCATCTCTACCTGGTACTTCTGACCAGTGTACTTCCATAGGAATATAATCATTTTTCTTTGTTTCAGCGTCTACCCATAGTTTATAAAATTGATTCATACCATAAGGTGTTGATACGATAATAACTTTTGTATTTTTACCAGAAGTAATTGTAGGATATACAGACGCAAAAAATCCTTCAGCGATTGTCGTAGGTACGAAAGCAAACTCATCTAAAAAGATAATGTTATATGAACCTCCTCGAATAGCACTTGATGATGTTGCGGCCGCAATAATTTTAGATTTATTTTCTAATTCAATATTACCTTTGTTCCAGTTGATAACACCTTGTTGTAACCATTTAGGTAAGTTCTCATAAGCAAGTTGTAATCTACTTAATATATCTCTTGCAGTTGATGATTTGTTGGCAAGAATAGCAATACTAGAATTAGGATTAAATATTGCATAATGTAACAGATAAGAAATAATAGTTGTTGATTTACCACTTTGTCTAGGTAACTTATAAATTGTAAATCTGTTTTCGTGCATATTTGTAATCATCTTGTCCTGAAACTTGTATGTCTTAAATGGTACAAGTCCTTCGTCAAGTGATACAATTTTTACATAATTCTTAATAAAGTATAATGGGTCTTGTTCACACTTCTTAAATTCTACAATCTGTTCTTCTGTAAATTCAATCGGTGTATTTACTTTTTTAAGATTAGGGTTACCTAAATATGCGTCTGTTAAATTACTCATCTATTGGTTCTAAATCCTCTTGCATTTTTTGACTAGGTGTTATATCTTTTGGTTTATTTTTATCTTTTAACATCTTTTGTAAATCAGTTGTACTACCTACAAACAATGCGTTTTTAATTTGAGGTGTTGCTGTTTTTGGCAAGTCTTTTAAGTCTTTTAATTTCTTATTTAAATCTTGTAGTTTATCAACGGTATCTGCTACATTTTTAATACCCGCTAATGCAACTTCATATGCTCTCGGGTGTTGACCTTCTTTTGCAACATCAAGTATACCTTGTATTGCCTCTTGTCCTTTTTCAATTAGATTGTAATAGTATTCTCTACTATTCTTATGGTCATTATCCACATCTTGCTTTTCTTTATCTTCTTCTCTAACTACTGGTGGTTCAAACTTCTTTTGTTCCATTAGGTCAGCGTTAGGTTTACTTTCGACACCTAATATTTCGTTTACTCTATCTTCTAATTTACCCATTTTTTTCTACCGTTATATTTGCATTTAACACCACTCTATATGGAGACTTTATAGGCAATGATGAAGTATGCCATATATCACACTTAAACATTATAGCACTATTCTCCTGTGGTTTTATTCTTTCTCTAATAGTTAGTTCTTTTGGTCTTTTGCCATCAAACTTTTCATTGAACATAATAGTATCACCATCATAATCTTCAGGATAGTAAATAATATTCCATATTTCATTTGTATATTTCATATCGTCAATATGTGGTATATTGTACATAGTATTATTAAATTCAGGATGTGGCATTAATAAATTAAACTTTAATCGTTTATCTTCTTTTAATACATAGCCACATTTGTTAGCTATAATATTAACTGCTTGAAAAACACTCTCATACGCAGGTGACATTGGCGCTGGTTGTATCGCTACATTTTTAATCAAGTGTACAAATTGATATGCAGGAAAAGTCTTATCATCTTTTATAAGACCTTCATTATCTTTAAACTGATTTGGATAGATATCTCTACCTAAAAACCAACCCATATTTAATATGTTTTGCTTAAATTGAGTATGTAAGTTCTCTGGTAAAGCGTTTTTGATTCGTATTATATCTGTCATTGTTTTTCCTCATAATTAACTATCAGTTCCAGTTTCTGGATTATATCTCTTAACATCACTAAAGAAATCAATAGTTGTTGTAAAACCAAAATCATCGCCTGGTTTTGCAGACGCAGGATTTGGTGTTATAGTAATTCTTTCATTTCTTGCTAATGGTTCTTCTGTATCAGAACCTAAATCACTTTGTACTTTTCTAACAACATTAGCATTTGTTGTTGGTCCATAAAGATAAGTTTTTGCAGTAAATTCCATAGTGTAGATTACTGCTCTTCTAGCATTGAAATCACCATCATAATTATCTTCATATTGTATATCACCTAAAACAATAGGAACATCACGCTTGATATTCATATCAGGTATCATATTTATTGTAACCGTATAATCAGGTTGAAAATAAGGAACAATTTGTTCTACAATTTGTAAACCATTTTCAGCAGTTGCAGTAAAAATGAACAACTGATAAGTTATATTATATGGCACAGGACTAAAATTAAAATCCATTTTTTTAGATTGTTCATTTGCCGTGCCATCAGTTTTAGGCATTCTGATTTTTTCTAACTTGTTTAATTTTCTACTTGCGTCATATTGTAAATTAGTAATCTGAAAACCCATACGAGGCAATATAGTAGAAAATTGTTGGTCTTGTAAATCAGGTTGTTGTGTAAGTCTAACAATAAATTTTTCTTTAGGTGCATATGCTAAAGGTACTTTAAATCTTTTAACAACACTACCGTTTTTATCTTTATTTTGTACAACTACATCATTGAATATTTGACCAAACGCAATAGTTAGTCTTCTTAAACCTTCGTTATAAAAATGTGTTCCGAACATTATTTAACATCTCCAAATGGGTTAGCTTCTGTAAAGTCTAATATATCATCTGAAACCGTTGCAGTATCAAAGCCTGCTTCAGTATCTAAATCTAAATTATCAGCATATACAGATTTAGTTTGAATAGTTGTAGCAGCGTCTCCGTCAGTTGTAGTATCATCAAACTCTTCTTGTATTAAATACATTGGGTTACCGTGTTTGTCACCTTGTTCTAATAATAATCTACCACTTGATGAAGTTCTACTAAATGTGCCATCTTCAAGTAAAAATTGATATTGTAAAGTTGTATCAAGTGATTTTCTATCATCAGCAGTATCAATATCAGGATGACCTGTATTAAATTCTTCACTTGAATATTCAAAAGTTTTACATCTTAATTTGTAAACTGGTAAGTTACCTAGTTGAAAAAATGGCTCTTGGTCTTCAACAAACGCAACTTCAAAAAACTTATTCATTAAAGGATAGTAAATTACATCACCTTCGTTAGGTCTACCATCAATCATCAAGTTTGCTGGGTCATCAACTTGTTCTAAAAATCTTCTTTTAGAAACAACAAAAGTTGTATCGTCTCTTACTTCTAAACCAAACTTACTGATTATTTCTTGTTCGCCTTGGAAACCTTCTGTCGTTTCAAAATACATTTCAATCAAGTAACTATCATCAAACCTAGACGCAGAATCTTCGCCTAAAATTAGGTCTCTATTTACTAGAGTTCTAGGTAAGTAATAAACAGCGTGACCATAGATTTTTAAATTCTCTATAATTAAGTTTTCGTGTAGTCGCTTTTCAGCGTCTGAACCTATGCCATCGCCGCCTTGAAAGTAATGATTAACGGCCATTGTTTTTTTATCCTATCATCATAGCAGGGTTTAACTCGAAAGAAGTTCTAATTTCAGTCTCTAACTTTTCTTGGTCTGCCATTGCTTCTGAATAAATTTGTTGACCATTTAAAGTTACCCCACCTATCATTGCAACTCCATTAAATTTTGATAAGTTTGCACCCCATTGCTTTTTAATTAAAGCAGTTGTATATCTTTTTAACCATATGTCATTGTAGACATCTGTATATGTGTCCGGGTCTAATTTTCTATATGCTTCTATTACAAGATATTCACCTACTTGTAAATCGTTTTCCCAATCCATATCAACATATAATCTATTGTCGTGTTGATTAAACCTTAATGGTTTTTCACCAACTAATATATGGTCTAGGAAATCTAATTGTCTTAATACTATGTCGTAATTGATAACACTAGTTGATGAAAAATCGTATAAGTCATTAAGTCTTAATTGATATCTAACATCAAATAAATTTAAGTTTCCTTTATTAGAAAAAGGAAAAAGATTGATTACAGATATTACACTTTCAGGTACAACAATATAACCATTGCCTTCTTTCCAAGATGTTGTAACACTATTTTTTGTTACACCTTCAGAAGTATCTGCTAGTATTCTAGTTTTGTCAGCCTGTGTATATTGATATTTTAAATATGTTCTTCTGATACCATCATAATGATATTGTTGATAATATTGCAATGCTTCATCAACTCTATCATCTACTTGGTCATCATCAACATTTATCTCAATAACAGGATGCCCTAACGCTCTTTTAGCGTATGAAATTAATGTTTGTCGTGTACTTGGAATCGCCATAGTTTTTATCCTTCTTTAGCAATATTTATAACATATGAGAAGTATCGTCTTTAATATGCTTACTAGTTTCATCATCTTTGTCAAAATATACGCATAGGACGGCGATAAGAAG